CAAACCCACGACGGCGACGCGTGGACCTGGTCCGCGTACACGCTCGACGACCTACTCGCCGAACCGGACATCACCGAGAACCCCGACACGTCCGAACTGCCCGACGAGCCGCCCCCCGCGATCGCCGAGCAGACCCGAAAGCTCGCCACCGACGGCCTGAAGATCCTCGCCATCAAGCTCGTCCGCGAGCCATCAAGCTCGTCCGCGAGCACTCCCGCCTCGGACTGCGCGCGGCCCGCGACTACGTCGAGAGCCTGGTGACGTCGTGAACGAGATCCAGTTCGCCGGCCTCGTGATCCTCATCGCCTCGATCCTCGTCCTCGCCGCCGACATCGCACGCACCCTCGGAGGTGGCCGCCGTGGCTGAGGAGAAGCGCCTGCCGTGCGGGCACCTGCCCGACAGCAACGACAACTGCCCGATCTGTGACCCGCCCGGCTACCCGCCCAACCACGACGACAACGGGGACCTGTGATGGCCGGACTGTTCCGCATGTGGTCGGCGTTCCTGGCGTGGCGTCAAGCCCGCCAGGGCGCCCGCCCCACCCCCGACGTACTCGGCTGGCTGCCCGGCCTCCACACCGCCGACGTCGCCCCGCTCGACCGCGCCGAAGCCGAAATCGTGCGCCTTCGCGCCGGGTGGCGGGAAGCCGACCAGAAGCACGCCGAGCTGGTGCGGCTGCTGCTGTGGCTCCACGCCGAAGCCAAGCACGAGAACGACGTGCGGGACGAGTTCATCGGCGAGATGTGCGAACTGCTGGCCGCGATCTGGCTGTACGTCGACTGGCGCTACGTCACCCGCCAGCTCACCACCGACCAGAAGACCATCTGGGCCGACGCCATCGACACCACCGGCGATCTGCACGAGCTCGGCCCGCGCGCCGAGCGGTGGTGGACGACGTGAGGCTCGGTAAGCGGACCGCCCGGCTGGTCCGCGAAGCCGCGGTGCTCGGGTTCGTCGAGGGCGCTTGGTGGCGCGGTGGCCACACCACCGCCGCCGACGCCCGCGCCGACTACCCGAAGGACGCCGACGTCCTGGCGTGGGTCATGCGGTCCGCGCGATCCAACCGTGACCTGTACCCGCTGCTGTCCAACGTGGACGACGACAACCCCGGAGGCGACCGTGCCTGACACCCTGACCGACAAGCTCCGCGCGATCGGCAAGTCGTTCCGTGCCGCCGAGCAGCACCAGCACGCCGACGCGATCGACGAAGCCGTCGCCCGGATGGAAACGCAAGCCATCGCCGACAACCTGACCGACCTCAACGCCGACGCTTCGGACAACGGCATCGAGTGGGGCGAGTACACCGAGCGCAACGACGGCGACGACTGGACCCCGCTGATCTACTCGGCCGACGACGACCGCGAACTCGCCGAGGCGTGGGTCAAACCGTCCGGGTCCGGCTTCCGCAACCAGCGCCTCGTGTGCCGCACGGTCGGCGAGTGGAAGGTCGTGGCCGACCGAGCGTGACCAGATCCCCGTGCCGAACGGCTTCACGTGGCCCGACAACAACTGCCGCGACTGCGGCAAAAGCCTCTCCGACTGCAACTGCGAGGGCACCCGATGACCGACGGCCCGCTGTACGGCGTGTTCGGCACCGGCACGCAGCTCGCCGGCACGCCCGGGTTCGCGCCGGACGACCCCGAGGTGTTCGAGCTCGACGTGCCGATGCTGCCGCCGCCGCGCAGTCACGGCCCCGTCGCCAAGCCGTGCGAGCCACTCAACGCCAACTGGCGGCTGCACTTCCGGGGCAGCGCCCCCCGCGTCCGCCTGGTCCGCTTCGGCGTGATGGTCGCCGCGAAGGCCGCGAAGATCCCCGCCTGCCGGCACCTGACCGTCACCCTCAACTACCGGCCCGGCGACAACCGGCGCCGAGACGCCGACAACCTCGTGCCGACGCTCAAGGCCGCGTGCGACGCGCTCGCCCGCGGCCCCCGCCGCGACTGGGTCGGCCTCGAACTGGTACCCGACGACACCCCCGCCCACATGACCAAGCACATGCCGGTCATCCACTCGGGACCCGGCCCGCGCCGGCTCTGGCTCACTGTGGAGGTGCAGCGATGACCGAACGCCTCAAGCATCTGATCCGCCACGGCGAACTGCTGGCATCCCCGGACCGGCTCGTCGTCCACCTCGCCGAACTCCACTCCCCAGACCGGGAGCACGAACGCCAGTCCTTCGCCTGCACCGGATGCGACCACTCAGGCAACCCGATGGCCGCCGCCTCGTGGCCGTGCCGAACCTGGTCCCTGCTCGCCGAAGAAGTAGACCGATGACCGCCCGCGCCCGGGTGGTGGCCAGCCTCCTCCTGGCCGACCTCACCCCGTCCTGGGTCGACCAGGTCGCCGTCGACCGCTGCCTCGCCGGCCGCGACACCGGCCGCCCGCTACACCGCGCCGAGCGGCTCGCCGTCACCCGCGCCCTGCTCGCCGCCGGGCACAGCACCGCCGAGATCGCCCGCCGCATCCCCTGCTGCGACAGGGACGCCACCCAACTCGTCAAGGAGGCCCGCGCGTGCTGAACGCCGACCGCTACCGCGAATTCCGTCGCTCGGCCATCGTCGCCCTGATACTGCTGCTCGGCATCGCCGTCCGCGACGACACCATCGTGCCCGGGATCTTCATCGCGGTGTGGCTCGGCGGCGCGCTCCGGGACGCCTACCGTGACCGCCGTGCCCGGCTCGCCGAGGTGCAGCGCGTGATCCGGGCTGCGATCGCCGACGGGCGGCGCAACCCGTGACCGCCCCCGACGTCGACCGCTACCGGGCCGCGATCCGGGCCGCCGCCGCGCTCGCGGTGTCCGCGAACCTCGTGGTGCTGCCCGTCCTGTTCACGACGTGGGTCGAGGCCATCGGCGCCACCGCGATCACCGCGTGGCGGATCCCCAACGGCTACACCGTGATCGCGGTCGCCGAAGTCGCCGGCCGCCACGTCCGCATCAGCGCCACATTCCCCAAACTTCCCTCGTTCCTGACAAGCGCGCAGGCGTCCGCGCTGCCCACGTTCGCTGGCCCGCTGCCCGGCATGGAGTTCCGCTACGCGAACGGGGAGGCCGCGTGACCCTCGCTCTCACCCGCGTCCCGCGCGAGGTACCCGTCTGGCACGAGGTTGGCGCGTGCAAGGACTGGCCCGAACTGGACTTCATCGACCCCGGCGGCGACGGAGCCAAGCCGGCCGAGCGGAAGGCCGCCGAGTTGGCGTGCCGCGTCATCTGCTCGAGCTGCCCGGTCCGGCTCGCCTGCGCGATCGGCGGACTCGAGCGGCAAGAGCGGTGGGGCGTGTGGGGTGGGCTCGACTACGCCGACCGAAAGCGGATCGCGGCCCGCTACGGCTACCTGCCGCCAGGTGACCCGCCCGCGCACGGCACCGACTCCCGCTACAAGAAGTGGCACTGCCGGTGCCCGGAGTGCCGTGCCGGGCACGCCCTGTACGAGTCGATGCGCCGCGAGGCCCGGCGCGCCGAGGCGCGCGCCCGCGCACTGTGGGGCACGCCGCTGATCCTCGCCGCGCCGTACCGCGCCGGCCGCCGGCTCGTCCTCCCCGGCCAGTTCCTACTGCCGCTGCCGGTCTCCGCTCCAGTCGCGATGCCTGCCGCAGCCTGAGGGGATCACCACGCTTGACAGCGTGCCGAACAGGCGTTCGAATGTAGGTCGACCACCGACTACAGGAGACCGCCATGGCGCCACCCACCCCGCCCCTGTCCGTCACCGACGTCCTCGGCGGCGCGATCGACGTCCTCACCCAATGCCGCAACCGGGTGATCGCGATGCGAGCGCCCGTCGTGCAGCCGGACCTTCAGGAGGCGGTTGCCCTGGCGCGGCAGATCATCCAGATCTACAACCCGCACGCCCGGTAGCATGGCGCGGTGGATCGACGGCGCCTGTTCCCGCTCGCAGTGGGCGGCGCTCTCGGCATGTCCGTCATCGCCAGCATCGCTGCTGGTTATCAGTCGGACCCCCAGGCGCACCAGTGGGTTTTCCTCACGGTCGCAGGCCTGCTGGCTGCCGTAGCAGGAGCAATTACCGCTCCTCAGCTTGAAAAAAAAACCTTTTCCACGGTCGATTTGCAACCCAAATAGCCCAATGTGGACGCAATCCTCTCGTACAGAAATGACTAAACGCCGCTGTCAGAGTGGATCAAGTGCGTGGCCTACGGCGCTCGATCACCTGAACGTGACACCGTGACCTGATCATGCGCGGGTGGCCAACCGCACGCGCCAGATCCCCGACGCCAAACGCGCCGAGATCGCCGACGACATCCGCGCGACCGCCGGCACCCCCGAAGGCAGCTACCGCAAAATCGCTGCCCGCCACGACGTGTCCAACGCCACCGTCCAAAAGATCGCCGACGAGCACAACCTCCGCGACCGCTGGCAGGCCGGCCAACAGCAAACCGCCGCCGCCACCTCGGTCAAGCAGACCAACGCCGCAGCCCTGCGCGCCGCACTGCAGGTCGACCTCCTCGACGACGCCCAATGGCTCCGGTCCAAACTGCGCGGCCAAGTCGTGCACCTCAACGTCGTCAAGGCCGAAGGCGAACAGGCCGGCGAGTACGTCGAGCAGACCGTGCTCCCGGCTGGCCCGCGCGACTGGCGCGACACCATGGGCGCGATCGGTGTCGCCTCATCCAAGTCCGTCGAGCTCTCGCGTCTCGAAGCCGAACAGGCCGGCGAAGGTGCCGCGTCCGGGCTGCTCGAGCAGTTCGAGAAGTCGCTGCGCGAAGCCCGCGTTCGGCGCGAACAGGCAGCCGCCGACGAGGCCACGTGACCGCGTCCGGCGCCCTGTCGGTCAAGCAGCAGGACAGCATCCTCGACGCCGACTGCCGCATCTGCGTGTGGGAAGGCGCAATCCGGTCCGGGAAGACCATCGCCAGCGTCACCCGCTGGCTGATGTACGTGCGCACCGCGCCCGCCGGACCGCTCGCCGTCATCGGCAAGACCCGCGACACCATCGCCCGCAACGTGCTGGACGTCATCGCCGACATCGCGCCCGGCGCGATCAGCTTCAACCGCGGTGCACCCACCTGCCGCATCCTCGGCCGGCTCGTCCACTGCATCGGCGCGAACGACGCCAAGGCCGAGAAGGTGCTGCGTGGGCTCACCCTCGCGGGCGCCTACGTCGACGAGGCGACCGTTGTGCCGGAAGGGTTCTGGCGCCAACTGCTCGGCCGGCTCAGCGTGCCGGGTGCTCGCCTGTTCGCGACCACCAACCCCGACAACCCGTCGCACTGGCTGAAGCGCGACTTCCTCGACAAGGAGAAGCTCCCAGCCGGCGACCCGGACCGCCCCGACATCGTCAGCTTCCACTTCATCCTCGACGACAACCCCAGCCTTGACCCCGCCTACGTGGCCGGGTTGAAGGCCGAGTTCACCGGCCTCTGGTACAAACGGTTCATCCTCGGCCTGTGGGTCGCCGCCGAGGGCGCCATCTACGACATGCTCGACGAAGACGTCCACTGCCAGTCAGCGCCGCCGAAAGCCGAGTGGGTCGCAGCGTGGGTCGGCATCGACTACGGCACGTCGAACCCCACGCACGCCGTGCTCATGGTCCTCGCCCGAGACCGGCTGTGGTGCGTCGCCGAATGGGAACACAACGGCCGCACCAAAGGCCAGCTCACCGACGCACAGATCAGCGCCCGCCTCATCACCTGGTTGGCCGGCGAGATGGCAGACGTCGCGCTCGTTCCCACCGTGGTGCTCGACCCGTCCGCCGCGTCGCTGCGCACGCAGATGCGACAGGACGGCTGGTCGGGTCTCCGGTCGGCCGACAACCGCGTCGACGTCGGGATCCGCACCACCGCCTCACTGATCGCCGGCGGCAAGCTCGTGTTCGACAAGGACCGCTGCCCCATCCTGTGGGACCAGATGTGCGGCTACGTCTGGGACGACAAGGCGCTCGCCCGCGGCGAGGAGCAGCCCGTCAAGGACAACGACCACGGCCCCGACGGTGTCCGATACGAGGTGATGGCGGCCCGCCCGGTGTGGCGTCACTGGCTACCCGCGCTGGCCGCTGAGGACCAGGCAGCCTAGGACGCCAAGGGCCCGCAGCCGCCGGCCTGCGCCGACGAGCGGACGATCCGTTCCCGCGTCGACACCGAGTAGTGCTCGGGCCACGTCCGCCACGCGTCCGTGGACACCAGCGAAGCCGTGTCGGCGCCGGTGCGGAGCAACGCGCACACCTGTTCCTCCGACGTTGACGGAGGCTCGGGCTCGGCGGTGAGCGACTGGATGACGAAGAAGCCAGCGACGAACAGGACGACGGCGACCAGGACGTAGGCCGGCTTGAGCGTTAACTGTCTCTTCGGTTTGGTGGCGGGCTGGTCGGTGTCGCTCACGGCGGTCCCCTCAGTGCGGTGGTCTGCCTAGGTGTCGAGACGCGCGACCGTCCCGTTACGTTGCGGTGTCCACGAACTGTCCGGAACGGCGAGTGACACTCGCGCGGGAGCGTCCCTAGTGTGGACATCAGACCCGGCACGCAGTGGCCCCCGCCTGGACATTGGGGCATGCGTGCCCGCTGGCAGTCCTGGGCCGCCTGGTGGTCCGGCGACCTCGGCCGGCTGATGAACGACACCCCGGCCACCGCGCCGGGCGGCTACTGGGAGCGGCGCCGCAAGGCCAACTCGACGAAGATCCACCTACCGCTCGCCGCCGACCTCGCGCGGACCACGGCCGAGCTGGTGTACGGCGACACCCCCACCGTCAAGTTCGAGGACGACAAGACCGTCCAAGACGCGTGGGATGACCTTGCGCAGAAGATCGGGTGGGCCAACACGCTCCTCGAATCCGGTGAGGTCGGCGCCGCGCTCGGCGGCTCATACCTGCGGCCCGGCTGGGACAAGAGCGTTGCGCAGCACCCGCTGCCGATGGTGGTCCGCGCCGACCAAGCCCTACCCGAGTTCCGGTTCAACCAGCTCCACACGGTGTGCTTCGTGACCGAGCTGCCGCCACCCGCCGACTGGACCGCCCGCAACCGCGGCGAGGTGTGGCGCTGGCTCGAACACCACGAGCCTGGCCAGATCCGGCAAGAGCTGTGGCTCGGGTCCGTCGGCAACATCGGGAATCCGCTGCCGCTGGAGGAGCACCCGCACACCAAGCACCTCGAAGGCGTGATCGACACCAAGCCGATCCGGGACGGGATCCTCGTCGAGTACATCCCGAACGACCTGCCGCAGCCCCTCGATGTGCTGCCGCTCGGCCGGTCCGTTCTGCAGGGCGTCGAAACGCTGCTCGACCAGCTCGACGAAGTCATGGACTCGTGGATGCGGGACATCCGGCTCGGCAAGGGCCGAATCCTGCTGGCGAAAGAGATGCTCGACCCGATTACCGGGCCGCAGAGGCGGGGCGCGCTCGGCGGCTTGTTCGGTGGCCGGAAGACCACCGCGGCTGGCGGGTTCGACATGGACGCTGAGGCGTTCGTCGGGCTGGAGATGACCCCGGAGGGCAAAGACGGCGGGCCGGCACCGATCACGCACGTGCAGTTCGAGATCCGAGTGCAGGAACACCTCGACTCGGCCATGGCGCTGATCGAACAGATCGTGTCCCGCGGCGGGTTCGCCCCGCAGACCATGGGCATGAACGTGGACGGCCAGATTTCGGGGACGGCGATGCGCCGTCGGGACATCCGATCGCATCGAACGAAGGACCGGATCCGTCGGTACGCGAGGTCACCGCAGGAACGGTTCGTCGAGACTCTCATGGCAATCAACACGTGGGCGTTCGCTGGTCCGCGCCCGAAGGCACGTCCAACTCTGGAGTGGCCCACCGACCAGGCGGACCCGAAGGAGACCGCCGAGACGATCGACATCCTGCGGCGCGCGCTGGCGCTGTCGGTCGAGGTCGCGGTCCAGATGGCCCACCCGGACTGGGACGACACGAAGGTCGGCGACGAGGTCAAGCGGATCAACGCCGAGCAGGCCGTGCTCGTCGCGCCTGCCCTCGACGGCACCGAGCCGGTCGAATCCGAACCGGACGCCGACGAGCTGCTCGCCCAAGGCGAGATCACCCCGGAGCAGGCGAACAAGTTCGGTCAGCTCACCCGATCCGGTGTCGACCCACAGGAGGCCGCGCGCCTGTCGTGGGGCGGCTCGGTGAAGATGATCCCGGGCGCAACGCCGGTCACGATCAAGCTGGACGAAGACGACGACCCACCCCCCGCACCGGGCGCCGGCCCCCTGCCGTCTGCGGGCGCTGTCCCGCCGAAGCCGTCGCCGTTCCCGCCGGGTAGGTAGCGGTGGCCGAGCGCGGGGTCAACCCGGCCGACGCCGAGCGCGTGCTCAAAGTGCTGCGGGACACGTGGGAGCTGGCGTCCGAACGCATGCTCGACACCGTCGCCCGCCGCCTCGCCCGCGGAATCACGGCGCCCGGGTGGGCAGAGCAGAAGGCGCGCGAGGTGCTGGCGTTGCGGGGTGAGCTCGCCGGTGTGCTGGCGCGCGCCGAGCAGGCCACCCCCGAGGCCGTGTTCACCGCGATGGACGAGGCGTACCGGATCGGCGAGGGTGCGGCCGGTGTGCTGGAGCAGACGCACATCCGGTCACGGCCCGAGGTGGTGCAGCGGCTCGCGACCCGGCTGGTGTCGAACCTGCAGGGCGCGCACCTGCCCGTGATCAGCAGCCACGTTGACCTGTTCCGGCGCGCGGTGTCCGACTCCGAGCTGCTGATGCAGACGGGCACGATGACCCGCCGCGACGCGGTCGCGAAGTCGGTCGACAAGCTGCTCGCGCAGGGACAGGACCGGTTCGCCGATGCCGCCGGCCGCCGCTGGCATCTGGACGCGTACACGCGGATGGCTGGGCGCACGATGGCCGGACAGTCGATGGTGCAGGGTCAGCTCGACGGCATGGTCGACCGCGGACGAGACCTCGTGGTCATCTCCGATTCGCCGCGGGAGTGCGAGATGTGTCGGCCGTGGGAGGGCCGGCTGCTGTCGGTGTCCGGCGTGAGCGTCGGGCAGGAGGTTGACGGGCATCGGGTCGATGGCACGGTCGCGGCGGCGCGCGCGGCTGGGCTTTGGCATCCGAACTGCACTCACCGCGCCGACCCCTACACGCCGGGTCTGACGACGTTGAAGCCTGCCAAGGAGAACCCCGACGGCTACCAGGACCAGCAGAAGTTGCGCGGGTACGAACGCAACGCGCGGGACCTCAAACGCCGGCTGGCCACGGCCGAGAAGCTCGGCGCGACCGACGAGGCACGGAAGCTGCGCGCGA